GACCACAGTGGCATCTCCACTTTCTGGGTTTTGGATTAGTATTACATATGGAAATGGGGTTTTTGTAATGGTCGGTGAAGATGTTCAAGCGTATTCAACCGATAATGGACTTACATGGACTGCTGTTGCTTCTCCACTTACAGGAGTTTGGGAAAGTATAACTGCAAAACCTGCACAAACACAAATACTAGGTGATAGTCTTCGAAACCTCTTAGCTGTCGGAAATTACATCTACTGTTCAACCAATAACGTCGCCGTTCAAATTGACACGACCCAAGACTTATCGACGGCTGCAGCATACAAATTCCCAGCGCCTCTGCCAGTCAACCAGTACGTGTTTGCCAACGGACCCCGGTACGTCTACATGTTTGCACAGGGGGACAACACGGCAACGAACATCGTCGAGTTTGATCCGTACGGACCGGACACGACGTTCAAAGCGAGTATCCTCGTGGATTACGAGTCTCTGCCTCCAGGAGTCCCCAAACCTGACAAGGCCCTACTTGGCCTCGTGCAGACCCAAAAGGTGACTGACATGAATTACATGAACATCAAGGGTCCCGTCAAGGAATTGTGGGTCACTGGCGCGTCCGATACTGCAAACGTGTTCCAGTACTCGAATTTGGCGGCTCGGAGTACACTCGAATTGACTGGCGAAAAGATTGTGACTGAAGACGACGGGACACACACGTTCCTCAACATCGTAGAGCCATTCGAGACACACACGTCCATGCCCATCCGAAACGTTTCTGTGATTTCGTTCGAGCTCGACACAGAGTCTGATATACCGAACGGCACAGTCAACTTTTCGCGTATCAGGGACCAGATTTTCGAGGGCGGTGCCCAAACAGTCTGGGCACGCAATTACAACCTATTGTCCATCCAGGGTGGAATCGGCGGACTTATTTTCAACTCGTAAAGTAGAAGAGGAATGGAATCCTCAAAGGGCCCCCCGGCTCAGTTTTCACACCAGGTGACACGTCTCCAGTTTCCAAAAGATGTTCACTTTGGCGATGACATTTCGATATGGATCGCCAAAGTGGGTGACGTTGCCCACGGCAACATGTACCTCCGGGTCGATTGGCCGAATGTTGCGGCTCCAGTCGACGATTCGGCCGGTACGCGCATGATTGAGTTTGTCGAACTCCGCTACGAAAATGATCTGCTCGAGCGTCACTACGGCGAATCGCTCGAACTCATGAACGATCTCACCGTCACGACTGGGAAGCAAGAAGTTCTGACGACACTCCTCGGCAAAGGTCTGACGAGCAATTTGTCAGCGTACTACATTCGCATGCCGTTTCGTTTGAACTTGCCGTTGTGCGCACTCAAGAAGGCGCCTGTGTTTCGGGTCAAGTTTCGACCCAGTCAGGAGTTTTCAACCCTCAACTGGACGGCAACTATTAAGGTGAACCTGTTTGTCGATTACGTGTACATTACAAAAGCCGAAAGAGACTATTTCAAAACGGCAAAGATTGACTACTTGACGCACACGATTCAGCGTCTGCAGTTTACAACTGGTGCGAACATTACAAAGTCGACGTTCGTGTCTGAGTTTACGCGACCAGTCAAGGAACTCTACTGGGTCATCCAGAACGATGGAACAGCCGCGTACGATTATTTGAACTCGGGTGTCGAACAACTCGTGTCGTTGCGTCTTCAATTTAACGGTATCGACGTCATTCTTCCCGAGATTGGAACGCCCCTGTTTCTTCGAACGATCCAGGGGCTCGAGAACCACACGCGCGTCCCCGATCGAGCGTTTTACATGTACACGTTCGCACTCGACCCCGAACACCCGACGCAACCCACGGGATCCGTGAACATGTCGGCTTTGACACGTCAGATGCATACGCTCGAACTGTCGCCGTGTGCATTCTCACGAAACATTCGCGTGTACGCCGTGACGCATAACGTCGTAAGAATAGCAGATGGCGCTGCCGTGTCTCTATTTGACAGTGTACAGGAAGGTGGTACCGAAATTCTGTCGTAGTAGTAGATGGCGGTCAAGGTGTACAGACCGGAGTACCCCGGTCTGTACTACTTTGACACGTTCACATTCACGACTCTGGGTACGTCAGGTCATCGAGGGCCCGATTCGACCAAAGGGTACGCCAATTCGCCATGGCGTGAAGGTGATTTATCTATCGTCAATGGTCAGCAGCAATGGACGGTCCCTGCAACTGGTACGTACAACATAGTAGCCGCAGGCGCCTACGGCGCAACACCGGGTCGGGTCGTCTCAGGGGACGTTGATTTGAACGAGGGACAAGTGCTTTCGTTGTTGGTGGGTCAACAACCGACACCTTTGACGTCGAATGCCCAAGACAATCTGACGGTCGGTGGTGGAGGTGGGACTTTCGTTGTGTCTGGTGGCGTACCATTAATTGTCGCGAGTGGTGGTGACGGAACCGGGGGTCATGCCGCGTCGTTTAGCCCGTTCGGGTCTGGGAACGGGATAAATGGTGCTGGGTACCTTTCAAACGGATCCGTGACGAGTGCGACGTTCCAATTTTTGAAGCCGACTGCGTATATCGATGGTGGGTTCGGGAACATTTACATAAAGACTGTCGTTCCCGAAGAAGGTGGTTTCGGCGGGGGTCAGAGTCCTGTGGCAACGGGCATTTCGGGTGGCGGGGGGTACACGGGAAGTCCTGGTGACGGCTTTTCCGGTGCAACCTGTTACGCGGACCCAGCGGTTACAAACTTTACGGACCTCGGGGCGGCGTCAAACACAGCTGGTACAGTGACGGTTTCGTTGATCGACCCACAGCCTTTACAAGCGACCTGGTCATGGGATGACGAAGCCCCGTGGGAGAATATAAATTCGTTTCAATCAAATTCATACACGGTATCGTGGTGCGAAAGTTTAGGGTTTTTTATAATTGGAGGTTCAGATTCAACCGTGAATATTTCAAAAGACGGAATTAACTGGTCACAAACTATTGTAACTAACTTTCAGGCGTACTCTATAGATATAGTTTCAGCATCCAATAAACCTATCCTCGTGTGGGGAGAACACACTTCGAATGACGGAACTGTGTGGACGTATAACAACCTCCCTATAACCAGTTATTCACGAATGGTATATTTAAACGGTATGTTTTTAACCTCAGCAAACCAGCCTGAATACGGTGGTTACGGGTTATATACATCAATAGATGGGTTTACATGGACTCCCGTCTCTCCGTCATTTCAAGGGATGGTAAGATCATACAATAACTCTGTGTATGTCGGTATCGATTCAATACTGACCACATACGGAGGTACACTTATTTTTTCGAATGATTTAAACACATGGACACAAACGAATGTAAATTCCACAATCTATGATATAGCGTATGGAAACGGTGTCTTTGTCGCAGTCGGTGATGGAGCATACACATCCGTCGATGGTCAGACGTGGAATCAAAGCGTCGTCCCTGATGGATGGATTCCAGAACATACGAGTATAATATTTGGAAACAATATATTTATAGTGTTTTCTCATTACACGAATGCGTCTGATGGTAATGTTTATACGTCGGTCGATGGAAGTAATTGGGTATTTGAATCTAGTTACACGGGATCTTCCACGGATATTTCTATAACGTATTCACCATCTCTCAACTATTTTTGTTCCATCAGATACAATAAAACACCTCAACTGACACTCGAAGGAAGATATTTTATCACAAATGGACACAATTTTAAATACGCAATCTTGGATTTTGCATGGTCCACGGAGTTAAAAGCTCTTGTCGTAATGTCCGGTACAAAGAATGTAACATCCCCAGTGTATATTTATACATCGACTGACGAAGGAATAACGTGGGAAGAAAAGTTATTGTTCGATGAGTTTACTACTTACTATAATATTAACGTTGTTTGGTCCCGTGAACTAGGAAGCTTTTTTATATATGTATCCGTGAGTTACACAAGTCTTACTATTTTAACGTCAACAGATGGTCTGAATTGGACAACAACGATAAAACCATTAGCCATGTATGGTTTTGAATTTACTAAACCCTTTTGGTGTAAAAAAAAAGGGATATTTACAAACGGTCGTTTGTTATCCCGAGATGGTATAAATTGGTACGAAGGCGGTGAGTATACTACAAGATCAGTCGTGGCGTATTCAGAGAAACTTGATATATTTATTTCATCTTATCATTATCCGTCAGGTACATGTGGGTATTCTTACGACGGATCTCATTGGACAAATATTCCTTATTATCTTACGAGTATAGCGTGGTCTCCTAGTCTTGGTTTGTTCGTTGCAGTTGGTCAGACGATTGACGGTCCGACTATTTTTACATTTTATGCTTCATCAGACGGTATAAATTGGAATGAAATACTTTCTCCTTATGACATGGGTGGTAAATTCTGGGTTACGTGGTCTGAAGAACTCCAAAAGTTTTATTTATTATTCGCAAATCCTTTCACCACCCCCAAATTTACTCTACAAGAATCATCGGATGGGTATACGTGGACGATGACTCCCACTCCTAAAATCAATACCGGTGATTACACGTACGACTTTTTCTGGATATCAGGTCTTGATCGATTCGTAGTTCAATCGAATGAAAATTTCAAAGGTCTCACTTTTTCATCGAAAACCATCAAGCAGTTTTAGATTGTTCTGACGTGAACTTTCGAAATCGTGCAGGTTATTACCAAGGTTATACTGTTGTACGAGTCCTATGTGACAGTCATCGGTACATACGACCCTTCGAGGAATTCCATGACGTTCGAGAACCTTTGAGAGTGCAATGTCGTCGTTGGGTCCGAGGTTCTGAACAATCTCGTCGAAATGTGTATCCAGAACCTTGGTCGGAATGAGAACTCCCCCGAATCCCTCGATGACGTCGACACACCGACCATGGTGATTTTTAATTTTTTGCTCGCGGTACTCATCGATCAGAAACCCAGAGAGTCCCCACACTGCATCGGGGTCTTTTGTATGCGCAGCCAACAGACTTTTTACAAGCGTATCAGGGTATTCCGTGTCATCGTCTACGTATATGATACACGAAACACCCTCGCGAGGACATGTCAAAAATTTCGTTGCAGGCCCGTAGTCGAATTCAGGACGAACCACCTTGATCCGTGGATCCTTGGGTTCAGGAAACGCAAAGGGTTCAGGGTACTTGTTGTACTTTGTGGGAATGCACACATACATAGCGTCCGACTGAAGAAGCAATTTTTTAACGACTCGAGGAAGGTATTTATGACGAGGTGGTATACTCGTCAGACTCAGGCGGTACATTTGACAGTAAGCTCTAAAACCTTCTAGACTAATAGGAGATGGCGGTCAAGGTGTACAAACCGGAGTACCCGGGTCTGTACTACTTTGACACGTTCACATTCACGACTCTGGGTACGTCAGGTCCCCAGAATTACAACTCTTCATCAAAACAAATATAACACAGTCATCTCCTGAAACGATAATATATCTGTCAACTGATGGTATAAATTGGAGTGGAATATACACAATACCAGACCTAAATCACGAATTTCATGGTGTCTCGTGGTCTTCAAAGTTCAAAAAGTTTTTCAGTTTTATGCTTTATAATTCGTACTACTCGACTCCTCCGGATTTTATGTTTTATTTTCCAAAAGCCATGTATGTATTTGAATCTTCAGATGGGTACAACTGGACACTCAAGCACCAAGACTTATTTACAGGGCAATATACTCGCAATCTTTTCCTATGTGGTGATAATTTCATTTACATAGACTCTATCCTTAATAGTATGACGTTTTCATCGAAATTTGTCAAGCAGTTTTAGATTTTTTATGTAACTAAAACCTTCTAACCACGTACAATTAATGGATCAGTCAGTCATGGACATCTTTCTACCCGTGATGGAGTCGTCTGTCGTGCTCGCAGCACACTACGCCAAGGCGACAGGTCGCGATTGTGTCACCGCCCAGGACGTATGCTACGGTCTCATGTATGCCGCCAGGACAGTCACGGGCAAACAGATTGGGTCCCTGTTCCCAGAGGTCTATGACGACGAAGAGGACGAAGAAGAGAACGAAGAAGAGGACGATGAGGAGGGTAAATGGATCCGGTACGAAGGCACGGACAATGAACACGCCATCAAGATGAACGAGTGTGCCGATACATGGGACGCGTGGGAACCGGAGAGTCCAGCAGAGGCTGCGTTGAAGAACGCAGTCAATAAAGCAATGAAAGAGTATGTATGAACTGCTCAATGAAGACACAGACGAAGAAGAGGACGACGAGCTGGTCCCCAGGGTCAAGTATTCGGTGATTCTCCAGAAGGAGGATTATGAGGATGATGATGAGGAGGAGGATCCTTTGCCGTATGTCGACATTGGTCCAGGGTACTACTTTTTTGACTCCCCTACGGATGCTCGAATCCCGACCGGGTCTACGACCCAGTCGATCTTTTTTCTCAAGATAAAGTAAAATGTCCGGCATTGTATCCACAGCAGCAGGCACCTTTGCTCCCTCCGTCTCCGCGGGTTTCTTCTTCGCGACCGCCATCGCGTGGATGGATGTGATCCGCTGGACCATCTCCCAGCTGGTGAACGTCAGCAAGAACGGCGGCAGCTACTACCTGATGAGCGCCATCTTCACGACGCTGCTGTCCGTCATCGTGCTCATGATCCTGGCTCGTCTGCAGGCTGTGTCCTACTACAAGAACGAGAAGATGTAAAGTAAAAAAACTTGATATAAATCAATGAAAGTACTCGACTTGACCCTGTGGGATTGGCTTCTCGCCTTTACGGGGTCAGGACTCGTGGGGTACGGCCTCAAACTCAAAGGAGCCCAATCGTGGGGGATATTCCTCCTCGCTTGGATTCTCATAAGTGTTTTCATGTACCGTATTTTCGGTATTCAGCAGCCAGGGTACTATCTCGGTCTCCAGGATGAATCAAAATACCCCGACATAAAGAACGGACTCATTTCAGAATGAAATGGAAGAGTCTGCTCGCGATCGTAAGCGAAACTCGGCTCGCAAGAAGAGTGAGTTTTCTGTGTACTCTCAAAAGGCGGTACGGGCAAAAGAGCGTCTCCAACGGGCGAAGCCCGTTGTCGTCCATAAGTCCAATGACAATGAATTCATTGGGCAAAATATGTGTGCTGCCCAGGTCAAAAACGCAGCGAAGCAGAAAGAGACAAAAAATGACGACTCTCAAGCGTCCTGGTCTCGTGTTCAAGGCGGAGCTCCTGACTCGCGTGAATTCTTCCCACTACGGTGCAAAGTACGAAGAGGTTCCAGTTCGGAACGAGACGTACATTGTGTGCCAAGACGGAACGATTCAAGCGAGGCATGACCCGGAGCGGTGTATCCTGTGGGAGTTGATCGAGGACGAAGATGGGTGGTGGGACGGACAGGGAAATCCACTGATGGTGGGTTTTGTGGGGTGGGAGACGAACATTCCAGAGGGGCGGGGGTCGGATTCGACGAATGCGTACATCATCGACTTTTCAGATGACGGCGAGCCGGAGGTTTCTTCTTGATAGAATGTAATGGAGACACTGCTTATTATTTTACTATTGTCCTTTGTCGCCTTTTTAGTCTTGTTTCGTGCCCCAGGTGTCAACGTCTCACTCGAGAAACAAATTCGCATTCTTTATCGCCAGACGGCGCGTTATGCAGTTGCAAGTCTTCAGGACGATTCACCGATTGTCAAATCACTCCACGCCAACTACGCCATGGGGTATCTCATGGCTCTCAAGGATCTCGCAACGACGGGAGAGTTTTCTCGAGCGACAGGAGATAACCTCCTCTCTTTTGAGCGTAAAATTGCAGCAATTCAAGATGCATCAACAGTCAACCTCGTAGGCGATTGTCCAGATCTCATTCCTAACGAAGATCCAGGGCTTCTTCGTGCCATGTACATTCAGATCTAAACCCAAGTCCGAGGGGAACTCTTGGCGGTCTTTCCACCTTCGGCGGAAAGGACTTTAGACATTCACGTAAATCATCTCACGTTGATTAAACGGAATTCCATTGAAGTTTGTCGTCGCCGCCATCGTGTATGCCCCCATGCGTTTCCACGTCAGCATATCACCCACCTTGAGTCCACATGGCAAAGCGATGCTTCGTGCGATGACGTCTGCACCGTCGCACGTGCTTCCAAACAACGTGACATTCTCGAGTTCGAGTGACTCATCCACATCAGGCTCGGGTTCGGCGTGGTCCATCAGAATGCAGTTGAATGCGCCATACAGAGACTCGTCGATGGTTACAGCACCATCCTTCACACCAATGACTGGTGTGTACAGCGTCGCCACATGCTCTGCAAAAAAACGACCCGGTTCAGCGATAACCTCGTACTGATCCAGTCCGGTTTCTTTCAGTGCGTCGTTGATGTATTCAGCCGCCTCTTCGAGATCCATGGCAGATGAAAACCCACCACCAATATCGACCAATGTCGGTTTGAAACCATACTCTTTGAGTACATCCACAGCGCGCGCTGCTGTGTAAATCGCGTCTGCGTACGCTCGAGTCGAACGCGCCCCTGATCCGACGTGAAAGCTCACACCAACAATTCCAAGTCCCAGTTCTCGTGCACGTTCGATGAGAGTGTACCAATCGGATTCTCCAGCTCCGTATTTATTTCCAAGGGTACATACTGCGGTTGGGTCGTCGGCGCGGATCCGGAGAACAAGTTCCATATCCGGAGCGTACTGAGCCATTTTTTCAATTTCGCAAATCGAGTCAAATGTCGTCCTCGTAATCTCCTTTCGTGCAACGTACTGTATGTCGTCTGGTCGTTTGCAGGGGTTGGCGTAGATGATTCTTTCGTGTCTGGTTGGGTCAACTTCGAGAACGGCATCAACCTCTCGCGGACTTGCACAGTCGAAGCCGCATCCAAGCTCTGCCAACGTTCGAATGATGAGAGGGTCGGGGTTGCACTTGACGGCATAGTACGGGGTAACCTTGTGGAACAGGGAGTTCCAGGTTTTATACGCTGCTCGGGCTACGTTCAAATCAAGCACGTAGTGTGTGGTCATCAGGAAGCTCGAGCGCTCCTGAGGGAATGTGACATTTTATTTTTAAGGCTGGACGGACAAGGGGCACGTAGTGCCCCTTGGACTCACGCCCACTCAACTGGGTCCCATATACCATGAATGGTCAAGTCCAATGGATACAATGGCTCGATGGACCATTTTCCCGTGTGACTCAAAATGTCACACAGAATGTGAAACGCGTACACTTTTCGGTGTTTTTTGGGGACGAGAATCAAAATCCAAAATGTATGCGGCACCTTGTAAAATAAATCGTAGATTATCCAGTTCTTTTTGACGGACCAGGGGACGTTTCCAGGTGTCAGAAACGTCGCCATCGGTAAATCTGGGGCGATGGACCACCACGTCCATGTTCCAAAGTACAAACGCGTCACGAGAATGTGACCAATCCATAACATAAAAGGACCGAGCATTTAATTTTCAAGATGGATCGTGTGTTTCTGCTCGACCGCTCCGGTTCTATGGAGTCTTGCTGCCAGGATACTATCGACGGTTTCAATACGTTCATCGAGGCTCAGAAGCAGTTTGGCGGTACGATGACGCTGTGTCTGTTTGATGACCAGTTTGAGACGGTCTACGAAAAGATGCCGATTGAGGATGTTCCTGTGCTGACCGAGGACACCTTCGTCCCACGAGGCGGGACGTCACTGCTCGACGCAATGGGACAGGTGCTCAAGATGGATCTATCCGACGACGCGATGGTTATCATTCTGACGGACGGCGAGGAGAATTCGTCGCGGACGTACACGTCAGCTCACATCAAGGATCTGGTCAACCTCAAGCCTTGGAAGTTTGTCTACCTCGGAGCGAACCAGGATGCCGTACTTGCGGCGACAAACCTCGGCATCAAGACGTCACTCGAGTACGACGTGAACCGTACACCCGAGCTGTTCCGGGCTCTGAGTGAGACGGTGTCAAACTATACACAGGATCCTTCAATGGGTCTTATGTTCTAATCCATCCATTTTTTGACAACATCTCAAGCTTTTCCTCATATTCACGAACTTCACCCTTGCCAGTCACTTCGCCGCGAATTTCCGGTCCACTCAGAGTCACAGCGTCGATGACAAAATCCTTGAACGCCTCACACGTCAGAGGCACGATGGGCTCGATCAACTTCCAAATCTGACGCGCAGGCTCTTGAATTTCAGGCTGTGCGTGAGAGTCCATACGCAGACGCAAAAAATGAAGCAGGTTGTGCAGGTTCTGTTTCCATATAAACTCGGTCATCGTGCCGAGTGGGAGATGGATACGCGCCTCTTCGCGAGCAACACCCTGTTCAATCAGGCTTTCGTAGACACTGAACGCCTGATTGCACGACGCCGTCTGTTCAGAGCCACCAACGCCAAGAGCAGCACCTGAGCCTTGATGATTGGTTGACGACTGAGCATGATACTCTTCTGGGACATAAAATTCACTGGGTAAAACCGAATACCGCCCTGAAATTTCATTGACTGATGCCGTGCGATGACGAAGCCATTGGCGTGCAACAAAAATGGGAACCCGAACGTGAAACTTAAACTCAACCATCTCAAACGGGCTCGTGTGTTTGTGGCGCATGAGGTACCGAATGAGCGCCCGGGTCTCCGACTTTTTCGAAGCGCCGGTGACTGAGATGCGCGCCGCGTCGACGATCGCCTGGTCGTCACCCATGTGGTCTAGAAGAGTTACGACAGACATATACCTTTAGGCAACGGTACATCTTTAGGCCTCGGAACGAGTTTCATTGTACCGTCTGCGTGAACACCTTTGGCGACGTACTCCCGAATCTGTTCAATCGTCTGACCCTTGTGTTTTTCGTCGGCAGCGTGGGCGTAGTTCTGAAGCTTGTTCCACACATGGTCGGCGTCCCCGAACGAGCTACAGTGCCACCCAGAGTACGTCAAGGGTGGAAACTTCCATCGGTTGTCCCGGAAAAAGTTGGGCCCTAGGTGACGGAACGCCTTGGCGTTGGTCACGACGGTTCCGAACCAGGGTTCACCAGTGAACATGTAATCGAACGAAAACTCAAACATCCACATGTGAATGCTGTGCGTCTTGGTGGGATCCAGTTGAACCACTTTGGTCATGTCTGGGATTTCATCCACGTCGCTAATCATAACAGTCGCATCGTCCGGAACGCCGTCGAGGCCCAGAATAACACAGTCCCGCTGGTGCTTCTCGCGGTCCCAGAGGCCGACGTCGCCAACACCGTGGTGTTGTCTAGGGCACGGAGGACACACGACGTGGCGAATCTTGTGTGCCCATGGCGCAAATCGATCCTTATTCTGTTCGTAGTACAGAGGCTTGGGGTTTCCAGCATGGGTCTCTGCAGACTCGGCGAGCACAAAAATGTCGACATACTGGTCGAGATTTTTGAGTCGCATCTCCAACACGTCCAGCTCATTAAAGAATTGAAACGTGTCCACAATCATTTTCTTGTACAAAAGTAACTATGGCTGCTCTTAAGCCGTTTAAAGTCAAACCGTTCATCGTGTGGACATTCATCATCGTGCTTGTGGCGCTCGTCATTTTCGGATCGACCCGGAGCAACTACCAGGCGCGCGGGTCCATGGCGGAGGTGGTGTACGAAAAGCCGACAATAAATGCGACTCCTCCGCCAATGGTTTCATTGAGCACGTCGTCAACAGAGACTCTGCCGAGCCAGATTCCCGACGACACATACACACCCTTGACGTACGTTCCCCCGAACCTGTTCCCAGAGCCAGCAGACAAGATGCAAGATTACAGTCACGTCAATCTGACACTGAGCACTCTTATGCTCAGTCAGCCTAGTCGCGCCGTGGGTATGATTTCCCTGGATGACGCGGATGAAGACGGTATGTATTTCGCGAACCTCGATCAGGTTTTCGCCGCATCTGAGCAGCAGGGGTTCATGCAGGCTTCAGTCGACACGCTCTACGACGTGATGAAGCAGACGCCACCCAGACTCATGACAGACCAAGTCTGATTGCAATGTAGACCAGGAGACACAGGACAAGGATGTTGTACAAAAGCCACGCACCCACGTAGGGAACGAACGCGTTATTTTCCCAGACCAGACTAAGGATTTGCCTCGTCAGAGATTCATCGTCATCACCAGATTCGCTACTCATGGATCGATTTCTTAAGAAGAGGTCAGAAATAAACGATCCAATCTTTGCGCAACCTGGTGTTTTGATGTGCGTCCACGGAAAACCAGGCACTGGGAAAACAACACTCGTCAAGCAGAAACTCGGTCATTGTGTGTTTCTGGACTCTGAAGTATTCAAGACGCGTCAGGGGACCCTGGACATGTTTGAGCGTCTTCGATACTCCATCTTACCCATTGTGATTGACGAATGGGAGTCGATCCAGGACCTTATCGGTGTCCGTGAGATTCAGGGTGCCATTTCGTCCAAGAGTCCGACGGTTATCATCGCGTTGACCCCAGTGAAACTGCCGCCCCAGACCGTCTATCACGAGTGTACCGGTATCAATCACAGACGAGCCGTTCTGGATACGTACGGAAATTCGGCGCCCGACGATTTTGAAACACCGAAAGAATACATCCATCGTCTTTTACGAGGGGAATGGAAAAATGTTCGCATCGGGGACACGACGCATGAACACGGCCATGTGTGGAGCATTGTCCAGGAAAACTACCCCGACCGCGTCAATGGTGATGTGGATACGCTCGCACAGATTGCCGACCTCATGTCTGAGGCGGATCTCTTGGACGTGGACGTGTACGACAACTATGATTGGAACATCGTTATGCCATTGTTTACAATGATGTCGTGTATCCATCCGTGTCGACTCATGCGACCTATGGCCAAGACGCCGCGGACGGGAAGTCTATGGACCAAGTACCAAAACATATGTATGCGTCACAAAAAGCTCGAGGCGCTCATGCGTCGTTCAAACAAACTATCAAGGGACGCACTCGATATGGTCGTTCGACTCCAGTTTCTCGCAGGTGACTACTCGGCCTGTAGCGAATACAAGCTCGAGCCTTCAGACATTGACGTCCTGGGTCACATCATCGGTCCATTCAAGCCGAGGGTCGTCACTGCGGCAAAAAAAGCGTGCGTTACAGTATGAAGGAAGACCCGTGGCACGATCGCGAGGAGGCTTTCCTTACCAAAATAGAGCAGCAGTGTAACGACTACGCTGCCCACCACTCGAAAGACCACATGTACTACAACAAATTGTCCTCCAGATTTAACATTCCGATTTTGATCATTTCATCCATCAATGCACTGACTGCCATTTCACTCAACTCGTTCCTGGAACAGGAGTATGTCAGTATTCTCAACGCCGTTCTGTCTGCTGGGACTGGTGTACTCGGCTCGATTCAGTTGTACATGAAGCTCAATGAGAAAATGACGAACGCGCTACGGGCGTCGATTCTCATGAAGCGTCTGGCGCTAAAAATTTCAAAGGAACTGAGTATCGATCGGGCCCTGCGTGCCACGGAGGGTCAGGCTTTCCTTCAGGAGTGTTTTGCTGAATTCAACACTGCGCTCGAACAGGGCAATCCCATTGAAAAGAAGCTCCGGAACCACCTGTCGCTCGTCGAGCCGGGAAAGATGGAGAAGAAAATGTCCCTGATGAGTCTGGCGAACGCCGCTGTTGGTTTTGTAGGTACACCACGCAAGTCGTCGATCTGGAACGAGGCGACCGAAGTTGATTCACTTACGCCGACTTCTGAGGAGCCGTGACTGGGCTGGGTCCGTGTGCCTGTTCAGTTGCACGCTTGTCACGGTAGCGCTTGTAAAGGAAAAACACCACGAGCAGGAACACGAGCACTGCGGCGATGTTGAACGGCGAAAAGAGAGACTTGGCACCCGCCTCATTGAGAGCGGTTTCGATGCGGACTTGACGAGGCACATCGACGACGGGAGGGACGGGGGGAAGGTCCATCTCTTACAAAAAAAAGATGTTTTTTCCACGACAAAGGAGCGCGCTGATGAAAACACCAAAGCAAAGTCCTTTCGACCGCAGGTCGAAAGTCCGCCTTAGCTACTGACGAACTTCCACCTGCGGTGGAAGGTTTAAAATGGTCTCGATCGACGAACTTTTTTCGATCGCCGAGACGTGCAAAGCTACATGTGACCAACCCCGTGAAAACTTCATCTGGACAGAGTATCGGTGTCGATTCTGTCCAGATGATGGGACGATGGTGGAACACAACGGACAGTTGTACACGATGGGTTCACGTGTTTCAAACGAGGATGGCCTGCCGACGTGTGTGTCGTGCGGACACTCTGACATGTCGTTCATTTCGGACGAACCGGAATGGAACGGAGGAGCGAACGATGAAGGGAGTGACCCATCTCGTGTCGGTGCCCCTGTGAATACGACACTGTTCAGTGCGTCGTGGGGGTCGGGGACGATCATGTCTGTGCACTCATCTGGGACGTATGCAAACAAGCGGTTGGCCCGAATCAACTTTCACACATCGATGAACCACAAAGACCGAGCACTTCATCATGCGTACGAGGGCCTGGACCATGTCGGGCGTATCGTCCTCGGACTTCCAGACTCGGTTATGCTTCAGGCGAAGATTATGTACCGAAAGTTTAGTGAGAGCGTCCTGACCCGTGGAGCGATCCGGAACGGTATCAAGGCGAATTGTATCATGCGAGCGTGTCAGGATGCCCACGTTGCTCGTACGACACACGAGATTGCAGCTGCGTTCAAGATTCCACCTCGAGACATTTCGCGGACGGCGGATATTTTTCGAGAGACGATTCCGACGGTTGAGACAACGACCACCAAGTCGTCGGATCTCGTATCCAGGATATTCAGTCAGGTGAAGGTCCCGGACGACATGCGTGGGCGGATTCGGCAACGAACGATTCGGATGTGTGAACAAGTGGAGTGTCACCCGTCACTGATGGGGAAGACCCCCAAGGGGGTGACTGCTGCAGTGCTGTACACCGTGCTCTCTGACTATGGCCAGACCAGGGAGTCCATCGCTGCAATGTGTGACGTCTCACTGCCAACGCTGGTCAAGCTGGAGAACCTTGTGAAAAAAATAATATAGCGTACTTGTAATGGCAAACCGTACTCCAGTTCTGATATTCGCCCTCGTCTTGATTGCTCTCTACCTGGTCCTTACGTATTCGTATGCCGGCTACACGCCCAACTTTCCACAGGAGACGCGTAACCGCCACCTGTACTACGGCCCGGGGTTTATACTCGAGTCTGACAGCGTCGCCGACCGCGCCGTCGAGAAGGAGTTCTAGATATATTATATGGCTGACCGCCATCAGCGTGGGATGGAGGCAGCCATCGATCGTCTCCAACAGGTGAGTGAAGAGCTCGATTGTCACAGGGACAATCACAAAGTTGTTGTGCGTGAAATCAAAAAAATTGAGCGAAAAAAAATGAAAATTGTGAAGCAAGTCGCTTCGCGACTTGGACTAAAAGAAACACACAAATGAACTGTAATGGCTACACTCATTCGTCCACCGCCATCAACAATCAAGACGAATCAGAGCAACAAACCGTATTTCACACTTCATAAACATGTAAATTCGGTCATGGCATGGGAAACATCGACAACCAAGATGGCAGTTGTTGCGTTTAAACGACGTGGCGACATTCAGACAATGGGTTCCATAATTGAAGACCATTATAACAGCACTCGTGAATGGCCTGACTTTCGTAAAATGACATTCACATCAGGCCCTGGTAAAAAGAAGCCACTCGAAATCCTCGATGTTTATGAATGGGACAATGTTGATGAACTCAAATTGTTTTGTGCTCAGCGGTATTTCGATCTGATCCTGGTTGACACGATAAGTACATCATTCAATATCAAAGGAGAAATACGCATGTTGGAAATTCCAATTGAGACTTATGTCCCGTACCTCGAAAAGCTGTTAAACGAAAATGGCACGTACTAATAAATGTTCCGTCCTCCTTTCCCCACCCTGTCTCCGGAGCTCGACGCCCTCGAGATGAAGCTCATGCTCGCCCGTGACCCGTCCCAGGATGCGATGCTCCAGAAGGCGCTCGCTGATGCCGAGGCACGCCTGGCAGCGGTCGACCACTCAAAGGTGAATGAGTACGTCGGTTCAATGCAGCAGGTGCTCATGCTTCGTCAGCGTCTGAGCTCAACCGAGACTCGTGACCAGCTTATGGCTCAGAAGGTGACCCTACTCGAGTCGCTCCTGAACCCTACTCCTCAATCACAGGAGTAAGGTCTGATGCGTTTGCGACGCGGCCCGTCGCTGGAATGACAGCCTCGCCATTGAGTACGGCGCGCGCGTACTTCATAGCAATACCAAAATGAATTTCGACCCACATGAGGGCATCACGATTGTCGAGCTTAACTCCCATTGGGTTGGAGTTAATCTCGGTAACCAGCGCCTGGTGACGCTTTGGATCACCAAGGGTATCAGCGATATCAGTCATCTTCTTGAGCCACACGACATGGCTCTTCTGCTTGGGATCAAAAGCCTTGATAAAGATGCTCGTAGACATTTAGTTTCTGGCGATGTTTTTCTCTAAGTCGCCAAGACGCGTCTTGTCGCCAAGACGCGTCTTGTCGCCAACAACGCGTTGTTGTCCAAGGCGCATCACTCTTCGTCGTCCCCGTAGTCATCCTCGCCGTCATCCTCGATGTCATCCTCTTCGAATTCTTCTTCGTCGACATCATCGTCCTCTTCATCCTCTTCGTCATTATCATCCTCTTCGCTCGGAACATAGTCCTCATCTGACTCATCACCAGTGCGTATCCACTCACCTTCTCCTACTGATACAAACCCAATGTCCTCTTCGTTGCTTGTATCGAGGTAATGTGTGATGCTATCGTCGTCAATCTGATACGTCTCATCTTCGTACTTGTAAATAGTACATCCATGCTTATCCTTGAATTCCGTCTGACTCAGGAATTGAATAGTAAAAATAGAACCGTTTGTTTCGATGATTCGTGCGACGAGAGAAACATTCTTATCAGAACCGACGTCAGTCCAGACGCGTACGAGGCTCATTACTGGAGAGACTGTGTAGAATTTTTTTATCAGTAAAACGCAGAGATGATTGAAAGCATTAAACACGGCTCGAGGCAGGTTTTCGAAACGGGTGTTTTCGGAAGCAAAATTGTACTCATCATTCTGCTGATGGTTTTGTCGTTCGTGAATGCCGATGTCAGTTTTATCAAGGATAAACCTCGTATGTTTCTATTCGAGTCTGTCGTGGTTGGCCTGTCTGCAGGCGTCCCATTCACGTACATCGCACTGAACAGAGGAAAGGAGCTCGGAGATGCCGTTTCGCTCGGTGTCACTGCATTTCTCATCTTCTTTCTGTTCCACGTCGTCATGGAGTTTTCCGGTCAGAATCAGGCGATGATTGACAAAACCCAGTTGACGGCAGCCGAACAAAAGCAACAAGAGGTGGTTGAAAAGGTGACGAAGCTTAAAGCGACGAAATGGATAATCGGCGCCGTTGTCGTGTTTATGATTGTACTCGCCCTGGCGGTCCGTGACGTTGATATAGGTGTCGGTACGATGATGAAGGAGGCACTCTTGATGGCGACATGTGGCGCTCTGCCGACGATCATGATTGCACGCGACAGAGACGAGAAGGATGGGAAAAAGATTGCAGTCGACTTTTTCACATACTTTGGGATGTTCTTCGCAGGTCATATCGCTCTGCAAATGGGTGGGTTCTACACACATCTGTTTTTGCCTAAGCAGGATGAAATGGAGGGTCCCCCCACAAGTAACCAATTAGGTCCCCGTTCCTCTGAATGAGTTGACCGTTCAGTAAAACACCGACGTAATCCGTCTGAAGAACCTCCTCCTCGACGAGGTGATTCAAGACGGGCCGCATGACACTATGTGCAATGGGTTCGAGTCCGAGTTCATAGAAAATCTTAACAATCTTGGGTTTGTCGTAATGGCGACACATGGGACACCGACGATCGTTCGTGTACCATGTGCCGATACATTGACCATGAAAAACGTGCCCACATGGGAGGACCCGTGAACTGAATCCGTTCTTCTCGAGACAAATAGAACATTCGGGTGCATGGACGTGACACGTCTTCAGGGTACCTACGCACGGGAGACGACAGCGACGGGACTGACGAGTTCCTTCGGAACACCTGTTGCTCATTACACAAAATGGTCACCGATTCTTTAGCAGAATCGCCACCTGTGGCCGCACAAGCAGCTGCAAAAGTTTGTCGCCGGCTCATCTGCACTTCGTGTTTGAAGCTGGTAGTAGCTCGTCTTTTTCGACTTGCACTTGGGACATGTCAGGATACCCTCATACTCCTCGTCGTTCTTCGCCTTGGCCATCTCCATCGCAGTCTCCTTCTCTCGAATCTTCTTTTCAGTCTGACCATATGGTCCCTCAGGCCACATCTGCCCGGGCGTCAACGTCTCGAGATCCTTGGGCTTCACCTTTTTGAGCAGGTCTGGGTTGTTTTTGATATTGAAGAGGACACTCATCAGACGATGCTTGTACCTCCAACGGAATGATGGGTTTTCCCATGACGGCTCTTCGTTTTCATACCTGTTTTTGTTCAAAAAACCCTTTCCTTTAGTGTTTGTCACTGTCCAGTTGTACACCGCGAGCTCTGCATTCCGAGGCTTGATACTTTTCCCGGGATACAACTCCTGGAACTTCCCGTGGGCGTAATCACGGAGGGCGTGTTCGGTAGACATTGTTTAGAATAACTACCAGTGCGAATTTAGATCCTTGGCTCGGACGCGACACTTTTTTTACTCCAATGGGTGAAGCCCGTTGATTGTCGACCATTGATCCAACGGGCGAAACCCGTTGTTTTTTTTGTGTCAATGTACTAGATGGAACCGTGGTACAACGTGTTTTCGTACTGGGGGTTTATCTTATGGCTCCTCAGTCCATTGCTTCCGTTTTCAGTCTTGGCGATTCTGATCATCAACCTCATCGGCACGTTCCTGTTTTTATCAATTGCACGACCGAGTCTCAGTGTCGCAGTGTTCCTCGTGTTCATTCACACCGTCCCAGTATGGTTCTCCCGCCGGGACCCCGTTCAATGGATACCCACGTTGGTCGTGTTTGCGACGTACCTGGCGTTCCTCGCGGCACAGGGACTCAGTTTTATGAGCGTCTATGAAAGCCTCATCAGAGAACCACCCGTCACCATCAGAGACTATCTTGAATTTCGAAAGATAAAACTGTGACGCACTTGTAACGTAAGAAATGCACCACCGTCGTTCGCACAGCGATTCGGAAGTCAAGATGCGCGAGGACGTGGACGATGTCCCCGACGAGGACGCCGAGTCTGTATGTTCATCCACGTCGTCGGTTCGCACGGTTGACCTGTACACCGGGTGGCATCTCCCAGACTTTTCGATTTCCGTAAGTGTTCCTGGGTGGTTCGTTCTGCTCGTCACGTTTCTCCTGTTCCGGGGACCGTCGATGCCGCCTTCGTGCGTCGCGTGATTCCCAGAGACGTTTCCAAAGTGCTCTTTGCCCGAGCCAGTGGTTTGGGTCGCTTGAGTACAAGGTCACTCGAACTTTCATCCCCTTGTTTCCGCGCAGGGACCGCATTCGACGTGATGACCGTCGGCATCATGTGTGTCTCGTACGGCATGAACACCTGAACGTTCGACACCCCCGATCGAAACTCTTCGATTGTGAGTTTTCCCCCAAACACCTTGAGCGCCGTCCGTTTCGGTGGCGCTTTTGTAGGTACGTATTTTTTCATCGCATGCTGTCTCATCAACGAGAGTAACTGCTGACGCTCCCCTGCGTGAGGACCGCGTTCGTCCAAGAGGTATCCTTTTGCGCATTCCCAGGAACAAAACTGACCCGTCGTTTGAAAATGACGCCTTTTATCATCATACTTATACGGCGCATGAATAACCGTACCCTCAAAGGGGTGGCAACAATACCAACACCACTGAGGATCGCCAGTGTGTTTGTCCATCTCAACTTAAAAGTCTCTAGGTCTTTAATAAAAGGATGTCCATTCTGAGTATTGACGTTGGCATAAAGAACCTCGCCATGTGTCTCATCGATTCGAGAACTCGTCTCATTAAACAATGGGACGTTTCGGGTGTTCCGCCGCAGCACGCCGACGGTCTGTTTAAGGCGCTCAAAACACACCTTCGTGGAAAACAATGGACTCTGGAAGCACACACGGTCCTCGTCGAGAAGCAACCGGACAGAAACAAGACGATGAAGGGCGTTGAGCATTTCTTGCACGCCTACTTCCTCTGTCACGACAAGGATGTTATCATTTATGACGCCCGTCACAAGGTGCCTGATGTCGCCGGTCCGGGGCGTGCACGCTACCTCCAGCGCAAAAAGACATCCATCGAACGGTGTCGCGCCTTTATTCAGGAGACACAACCGCACTGGATACCCGTGTTTGACAAGCACAAGAAGAAGGATGACTTGGCAGACACGTGTATGCAGGCTCTGTCGTTTATCGACAGGGTCGTTGAAGAACCAGCTTCAGAAGTCAAGGCCAGACCACGGAAACCAACGGAGAACCAGACGCGCACCAAGTACTCCAAGGCGAACCTGGCATGGCTCTACGTCCAGAAGAAACACACGACGGACAAACGGTTCGAGAAAGACCTCAAACGGTACTATCATTCTCTGAATGAACTTTTGACCGAGTTTAATTTGTCACTTCAATAGTAGTAAATGTCGTGTCCGACACAGGTAGCTGGAGTCAGCGTAGATGATTGTGCTGCGATAAACTACGCAGCAACTACTCCAACATCATATTTGTACGATTTAACGTATACAGCGAACCGTGATAATCCCCCTGTATCACCTACAGACATGCCACCGACGTTACGAACTGCCCTCGAGGGCTGTGCACTTCCTGGGTGTAAAGCAGTCAGTTATGACTTTTCAAAAGTTCCAAGCATTTCAAACCCGAGTAAACTTGCAGATATGCCCTTTATTAATAGCACGAAGATGACATCACAAACAGATGCAGCTGTTATTCTAAGAGATGATGTGAATCCACAATTTCCTGTTATCAGCGGTCTTCCGGGGTATGATTTTTTTTCAACACCTTTTGAACTTCGAAACTTGACAAATGGAAGTTACATCCATGTCGATTACTCAGGTGTCCCTGCAACTGGAAATAGTTTGTACGATTGCGCTGAAAAATGTAACCAGGGTTCAGATTGCGCCGGATTTAATTTTCGTTCCTCGGTAGGCACGTGTACGTTTCTCCCAACTGGAGCATCGACGTCTTCGGTCAATCAAGCAACTCCTTATGCAAATGACGAATGGGTAAAGAGATTCGACTCGTCAGGCAGGGGCATGGCGTACCGCAAAAAACCTACAATACCTGTAAATGCGAACGACACGATTCCAGCTTATGTCAGTTTGTCGACGACAGGTCGTTTTTGCCGCGACCCACTTGCATGCAATACAGTTATTTCGAATGCGTTAACAATCGGAACACTCACTCAATTTGACACTGTGGATTTTGAAGCATGTTCTGGCTGCCCAAGCAGAAAATACAAAACGTCTGGAATTACTGTGCACACAGTTACAAACGAAATGGGTCTTGCGAAAACATTTCTGACAAAACAACTGGCTAAAGATGTTTTGTTATACAAAAGCGGGACTCCGGCTTCGCATTCCGTTCCGGATTTTTCCACGGGACGCATAGTCACAATCAAGAAACTCGACGGAACAACCCTGTTTTCAAACTTCAATTCGAACGTAAATGGAACTCGTACAGTTTCTGCTGGATGGGTCGATTCAAAAAATCAAGCCAGAAAAATTTTTTATGAACCGGTTGATTACATCATCAACGGATACATTATCAACGATAGCACAACCTTTGAGCATTACGTTCCAGGAAACGGTACATGGACCAAAGAATTGGGTGCAAAGTATTCACCTGGTTACACGTCAAATGTAGTAATTATAATTTGAAAAAAAATGTTCATCTGTATTATAATGATCTTCAGGGTTGATACAAAGATGATCAGTACTCTCTTGCTTGTCCTCGTCGTGATTGCTATACTGTTTTTTGTATTCAAGAAAAACAGAACAGAGACACCGTACGTTGTCACAGGAGCATCGTTCACAGGCTCGATTACCGAGACTACCCTGACAACCTCCTCAGTCACGGGTACGATAGTGATAGGAGGAACACTGTCTGGTACCGGTGTGACAGCTAATACGAGGATCCAGTCTCAGCTGACTGGTACGACTGGTGGCGCTGGAACATACACGGTCAGCATCAGTCAGACGGTATCATCAACTGCAATGACATCAACAGCAGGAAGCGATGCAACGCTTACGACGTATCAGTCTGCGGTCACGGCATGCAGAGGAGCTTATCTTAACGCACTCAATTCTGCAGGCGGCAACGAAAACGACTCGATAGTCGTAGCAGCTAGAACCACACGTGATGCTTGTTATGCGACCCTGGCGGGCAATTACGTCACCTCAAAGTGTACATATCTTAACACGTCAGCAATTCCTGCTGCAACTGGAACACTGGTTGGTACTTTCGATGTAAGAACAGCCTATGATGCTATGGGCGCAGACATTACGAAGATCCAGACCGTCTATCAGCCTATCCGCGATCTCATCGACTCTCAAACAAACAAGACGTACACGTACCCCGCAGCTGTCACCATCCCCGCCGCGGGATCCACACCGGCTATCACGATTCCATCAGGCACGACAGTGACGCTCACTGATGTTGATAACGCACGCAAGGCTGATATTTCCAATCCAACTCGTAAGTTTTACGCACAGGTTTGCCCTGGATTCTTCGCTCCGGCTTCAGGCACGGGAACGGACCCGACGAGCGACTACCTTGCGTGGACGTACGGTACGATTACGGGCGGCAACCCGACAGGCAAGATTGATCCTCGCCGGATGGTGGCTTCTGCAGCCACAGCTGCGTCGGCGGCGGGAGTCACACCGGTGGTATATGTCGGACAGCCAACCATCTCCACGACTGCTGCAGCAAACGTTGGACTCAATAACATCGCCGTATGGAAGATCATGAACAGCGGTACGATGAATACATTCAAGGGTTCAGGACAAATCACAAACAAGACTCTGTCCGAGAAGGCTGGACCACTGACAGTTCCTCAGCCTGCATGGAGTACGGCTTAGGCCTTTGGTTTTGGTTTACCTATACCACGAGAATACGACTGACGATTACAAAACACACCACTATCAAATGCACCCGCCGGACATTGTTGACTACACAATCCCGCCGACTGCATCTGATAATTGACATATTCATAGCCGGCTCGTTTGACCAATTGATTGGTTCTACCGTTCCAATCGGCAATACCCGCAGACTCGTTACATGGTGTATAACACGCAAGACCGTATTGTTGCCAGCGCCCTGAACACTCGAGTGCTGTACCTGCACCTCTGTCTTCGGGTGCAATTGTGCAATATGTTCCCATGTCAGTGGTTCCTGACGGGCAATCGAGATTACATAAACCTGTGCTTTGCATAGAGTAATTCAAATCACTCTTTCCGGCATTCTTTACCACCTGACCGTTTATACATTGTGCTATACCTGCTGTAATGTTACAATCGTCGTAACATGATCCGAGAACCCAACCGTACTCTTTTTGGCACGGTGGACATGTCGGTGAACTACCTGGACCTCTATAATTCTGGGGTTTTATCTTGACAGCTGGGTTGTATCTGTCTGTATTTGCATATGACACTGGAACATAACTTAGGCCGATTGAATCAGCATCACGCTGACAGTATAGATCAGTTTCACATATATTACAATAAAACCCTGAGTCGCACGGGCTTTTATCAGTCCATACAGTATCAGGTCTTCCGTTATTTATTACACACAGGTATGGCATACCTGCTTTGTGCATGAAGTCTGTTACACGTTCCATTAAATGAAATAAACATTATTATACAAGCGATTTAATACATCCCAGTGAACCAATCATCGGTCGCCGACCCCGGCGACGACCCCCCTGTGTCTCCACCCCCCGTGTCCGCAGGCGGTTCATCTGGAATTGATGCACACCAATCTGCCAACGACCCGTAATTATAATAATCAGTCACTGGATTTACATCACTACAAGTGTATGGAACATCTATACAGACATTCCGAGTGTCACATATTTCATAATCAGAACACACCCATGCATCACCGTAAAACCAATTACCTTCATAGTCCACCTGCCAGTCGTAACCCCAACCACACTCACTTACATTTCTACAATTTACGTTTTGCTCAAAGCAAACTTGGTACCCTCCAGAGCATGCTTGCGGGCACTGTATTCCTTGATACCACCAAGCCGGGGGAGGCGGGGGTGTCCATATTCTGAGTGGTGGGATCGGTCTTTCACAATAGCCGTTATTGTTGGTTGCACCCTCTGGGCATGTTATACCACCGTTGAAAGCTGGCTGACATGGGTTATAACAAAGAAGGTCAATCTCCTCTCGGACTCCACCTGAACATACCCATGGTCGACCTGTACAGAGACCTGATTGTCCCTTTACACAAACCTTTCCTGTACCAGCCCCAATATTATAAGTGTCTTTTTCACATGTATGTACAGTAGACCTGTAATATCCGCGTGGACATGTTTCACTTCTTGAACGTGAAGCCGGCGGTCTGTAACACGTCGGTGTTGATGTTCCAACGCCCGTAGCATCATAACTTGAAGGACATGTAAAGTTGTACGCTGAACATATACCCGCACTTACATGACGTGTCGGTGCTGTCAGTCCACTGTAACTCATATCATGGCAACCCTCTTGGCAGAATCCGAGAGAAGATCTGAAAAAATTGGTACGGCAATCTCTGTAACACGCCGATTCGTCCCACGAATACCCACTATTGCAATTGTCGGTACACATACCAGCTGTTCTCTCCGTCGTTCCAGATGGACAATAATTATCGTAGCATGTCGGGCCAACAGCAGTCTGATTCTGCCCGCATTTTGGGTAACATATATATGCTCCTGGTGTACCAGTTCTATCCGTATCCGCTGGGCAAACACCGTCTGCTTTTAATCCTCTCAAAACCGCTGAGAAAGCCAACGGTTTGTTCATGGTCGTGTACGTGCGAGAACCTGTTCCCGCCGGTCTTCCTTTGCGAGACGTCTCAGTCTCCCATGCCAAATTATGTTTGTAGCATAGTGACGCTCCGTCATTGAGATATTCGTATTTTGTCGTGTCGAGTTTCGGGGTAAGACTTGAACACGTTCTGTAGCAGAACCCTACACCAACCCCTGAACCACGTTCTTTACCTGCTGGACAACTGCTCGGAGTCCCCTGCCAAGATGCCGTCACGATATTTTTCGTGACTGTCTGTTCGCCGTGTCCCCGGCCGTTGTCCTCCCATTTTGGATACTGTTTATAGCACAACGCCGATGAATCACTCTTCCATTCTCTCGAAATGTACGAGTATGAGTCATTCGCGGCACCTGACCCATAGTTACAATTTATGTAACAGAGACCCTTTGAATCTTCTTCGTAGTTTGCCCCATATTTTATAGCGCATCTGTTGTCCCGATTATTTTGTGTAAGTGTGCCCATTGTAACTGTTCCAGTAATCGGTGTGACTCTTGATGACACCCTTCCTGGAAGAGACATTGCAAACCATGCGTATCCATCAAGTGCGAGGTTCAAGTAGCCATAGCATTTTTTGTTAATCTGAGACGTATCGGATGAATATTTAATCAACTCTTGCTCACAATAATACCGGCGTATTTCTGCAACGGTAGGTTCTGTGAATATCGCATCCATGAGAAGATCGTCCCACATTGTGGCCTCGGGAATGGAATTCTTGTCATATACGAGTTGATATCTGAAATGGTTGTGTAGATCAGCCGAAAGAACGGCTGCTTCGGTAGGGTATTCCGGGTAATACAAACCAGTGTCCCCCATCTTCGAAGTCCATGAACGATTCATGGAATACTCAGTTTCGGTTACAGGTGTACCGATTGTTGCATCAAATAATACCGCGTCAGGTCTACGTTTCATACACCATGTTTTATTATCAGATCCGTTTGTACCGGCTCGAATATAACCATCAAATATCTTGTCGTGCATTGTTGTGCTGACTGTACCATAAGGCTGACCTACTTTACTATCACTGTATGCCTCCCCAAAACCAGAAGCAGTTGATTTTTGAGAAGTAGAGGAGTATTTAACTTCATTTGTATAATCACGTTTCCAACATTGAATTTTATGATTCCAATCACTAATGACTTCACGCTCAGAAGTTCCTACTCCTCCACTTTTAACTTGATCTATTTGACACGCGAATGGTACTGAAAACACACCTGGAATATCGGAAGTCTTTGATATTTCGAAACACGTTGTCGGATCTCTGTAGTTTTCAACTGCTGTACATGAGATATAATTATCTGTATTGACAACCTTTTTTATTGTCACTGGAAGTTTACGTGTAACCCATCCATCTGCATACCCTCTACTCACGGGAATGTAGTATGTACCTGCTGTTGCATCTGCAGTTGTTGTAGCTATAACGACTTTCTGAAGACCCTGGAACGCAAAGTCCTCTTTGTCCACCTTGGCAGATGTATTCTGGCCTGCTTGAGCTTCTGACATTGTAATACCTATAGTGATGCCTGTAGCGATAATAATCAATGCAGCAACTGGTAAAGCCATGCTCGTTGCAGCAGCAGCTGCAGCGCCTGTCAATAGTCCAGCCGTAGCTGCTCCCGCTGCAGCCATGGTACCCAGTCCGACTATAGCACCTGCAAAACCCACGCCAACCATCGGATCATTCAACTGTGCTTTGATTCCAGGTCCCCAATTTCTCGAATTTGCAATCATATCTTGAAACATTTTCCGACCACCCGATGTAAACAACATAGTGATTGGTGAAAATGTGTAAACAATCGATTGAACAGTATATGATGCTTTGTCTGCGTCACGACCGACAAACGAACAGCCATTCACTTTGATCCATTCACGTACACCGCCACCCGGAAAGAAGAAACTTAGGGCTTCCATTTGAGGTCCTGGCAAATAGCACGTCTTATCTGTATCATTGAAACAGGTTCCGATACTCTGACAATATGCCGCTGAAAACACACACGTATGAGTAGAAACGTCATAGGTACCTCTGTAGTAATTGCACAACCCAGCCGTACCCGGGCTAGACACCATACAAAACCCATCTTCGTCCGATGGTTTGGACGTGAAACTCAATGAAGTGAGAGGCGGTGACAACGGCGGTGTAAACGATGCCAACAACGTATTGATGTCCGTGTATGTGTACCATTCGACATAGTTTCCCTTGCCTGACGGTGAAAAGTACTGTCGACGAGCTGTGTCACAGTCAGCTGCTGTAAAACCGCACTGAAATCGTGGACGTCCGGACGTGTACGTGTCCTTCCACACCTTTCCTCTGTTCTGAAGACACACGGCTGTAAACGCTGTTTCGTAGACTGAATCAATCTCCTGATTTGTCATACCAGCTTTCGATGTATAGTACGATAACCCATCCCTTGGATCATTCACGATTTCGTCTATGATCGATTGACTTCCAAAGTATGTCAAAAATTTTGAACGCCATGGATCTCCATTCAGAATTCTATTTTGGACTGCGTCCACTTCAAGTTGAATCAGTGTTTGATTTTGGTATGGATCATCCGAGAGTACATCAAGCGGACCTCGAATAAGTGGAAACTTTGGTTTAAAATCAGGGTCTTTTGGTGTGTACACTGCGAGTGTGTCGATTTGTTTTTTCACCACGAGTTTGGATATATCCTTTGCTTGATTCGCGGTGAGAAGGTCGGTTGGAAATTTACAGGTCGCTGGATTCTGTAAACAAGTCGGGTCGTAATACGCTGCATTTCCAAGCACTTGAATAATTTGAAGCACGTCCATGACGTCACCTATCCCCCCGATTACGTCAAATGCTATAACACCCGCCTTGAGTGCAGCACTTTTTATCATTGCTCCACGTGGTGTTGCTCTGGACCTAACTTCGATATCCGAGAGTTCCATGGCGATAATTTCACGACCTTTCGGTGTTTGGCGACATTCTGGACTTGGACCTGTTCCGAAAGCACCAGCAGCTTTTGAATTGTATTTAATTGCACTGGGATTTTGATCTAATGGCTTGACACGGCCATCCAAGTCAAACACACGACCCTCGACGATATCTGTTGAAATGGTTGATGCAGCGACGATACGTTTAAACATATTTTTCACTCGAGTTAATCGGCCTTGTCTTATATCCATTCGATCAACAACCTCACTTATTTTTGATTGCGACACTGAACTAATCTTTTCGTCATCGAACCGAGGGCGTCTCGTGTTATCCTCGTTAGCCGCAGCGGCTATGGCTCGTGTTTCTGGATTGCTGTCTACGGGCGAAACGTTGTCGATAGAGGGTTTCAAACGGTTCGCGTCCTCGGTGTCTGTAGCAGCTCTCATCTGTGTT